TTTAAACGCTGGGTTGTAAGACTTTATAGTACGTGTTAGCTCAACTGCTGCAGCGCCTAGTCTCTGTATGGTTTGTCTATCTAGCCCACCAATAAGACCATCAGGCAAGTCTTTACTAAGTATGTTTATCTTAGCTGACATACCTTCTTCAACAAGCTTAGGATCAATAGCTGCTAGTAGTTTGTTTTTAGTGAAGCGTATGTATCGTCTGCCCTCTGCTGTTGAGGCATGTTTGCGTAAATCATCTACTGCTCTTTGTGCGGAAGCAGCATGTCTTGCAGTCTTAGCTGCATCCCCTGCTTGTACAGTATCTAGAAGTCTCTTCGCACCTTTGTATTGTTGCCTGGCTGGTATTGCAAAACCTGCAGCACCTAATGTTAAACCTGCACCACCTGCTAAAGCTATGTTACCTTTGCTTATTTTGTAGTCTTCACCAATAGTCTTCTTAGCTTTTTGTTTAATTATCTCTTCGCCTAACTGTGCTGACGCAGCAACAGATCCCTCAAGGGTAGATGCCATGACACCTCGCTTGATGAGATTTTTTGTTATAGCTTTTAGTCCTTCTAGTGTACCCATTTTAGTAGCTTGTATAGCAGCAGTACCAGTTCCAGCAGTCAAAGGCAGTGCTGCAACAGAAGCAAAAGTAGATGGCGCTGTAGCAACACCTTCCACGTAATCAAATATCTTAGCACCTCTATTATCTAACAGACCTTCGCCTTTAGCATTCTCAAAAGCTGAGTATAGTCTTGCGTAAGATTGCTTATCTGTTTCCTTTACGTTGTCATCACTTACAAAAAAGTAATCTCTGCCCATGCTTACTTCGTTGGTATTCATTATACGAAAATGCTCTAGTATATCATATGTAACATCACTAGCTGATTTCTTTTTTATCTCTTCATCAGTGTAACCCTTCCTCTCACTTTTAAGAAAGGTAATTGCATCTGAAAGAAAAGCTCTATCTTTTGTTAAATCAGATAGCTTTTTATCTTGCATCATTTCAGGTGTATAATAATTACTCATCTAGTTCACTCGCTGGATTTTCTTTTAGATTTTTTTGTCTCGCTTTAATCATAGTTCTTATCATACGTATCATCTGCTCATTTGCTGGTACATTATTTTGATCTAACCAATCTTTTAAGATAGTATCATCTGGCCTACCTCTATCATCTATTTCTAAAAATACACTCATATCAGTAAACTCGTCTGCTAATTCATTAGCTACTTTTACGGCTGCACCAGCCACAGTAGAAGAATCAGTGCTAGTCTTATCAATACCTAAGTCTATCTGTTCTGCTCCACCTTTAAAATATTGCTTAGGATTTAAGAAACCAAAAGCTTCTGCGCTTTCAAACCCTGTGGCAGGTAGTCCTGCTTCTCTTGCTTCGCTACGACTCATACCTTGATACTCTTCATACGTAATCTTAGAAGCTGCTTCTCTGTATTCATCTACTTTATTTATTCTTCTTTCGGTGACCTCGCTTACATTAGGTGTACCAAGATTTATACTATTATCTTCACCTGTTTCATTAGCGATTACAGCATTTATCATTTCATCTACTTCTGAAACATTAGCGTCACCACCTGTATTAAGTAGATCATCATTTGCTTCTGATGTAGTTGGTATTGTTCCTGATATTTGTTCAAACGCATCGGCTTGACCATCCATTTCACCGCTTATATTTAAAGACTCATTAGATGACCCACCTTCAGTTTTTTTACCTTTAGGTAATTCAGCATCGTTTCCTAGTATCATGTTGATGTATTCTTGAGTTAACACACCGTGTTTATTTATTGACTCACTAATTAAACGTGATGCATTACCATCTTTCTCAGACTCTTTAAAGGCATTAAAATCAGCAGGAGTTTCTATGAAAGAAGCTAACTTAAATAAAGCTGCAGTCCTTACCCTAGAACTTTCATGCCCATATGTTGTAGCAAGTCTTAACTCAATATCTGCCATAGTGTTACCGCCAGCAAGTAAAGACGTATTTAACTCTGCTTTAGTTTCTAAACCTAAAGATGCTAAGGCTGATTCCATAGTTTCAGCATCAGCAAGGCTTAGATCTTCTGTTCCTGCAAAGGTACGTGAGAACTGAAGCCTAAAGTTATTTGCTGTTCTAGCGTAGTCATCATCTTGATAATCAGTAATATCAATATTGTATATAGGTTTACCAGAAACACCAGCCAAAGGTTTGTATCTCTCACCTGCTGATGCTTGGTACAACATCAAGTCTTTATATGGCACACCCATAACTGACATTGCGTTAAGCATATCATCAGCTTGGTTACGAGGGTTGATCATCAATGTGTTAGCTAATGCTTTACCCCAAGAACTACTTGCTTTACCTTCAGACTTATCTGTTGGATCTGCTGCTAAATTATTAGCGTAACCCATAAAGATACTACGTACAGCTTGTTCGTTAGACATACCCTCTGGTAACTCTATATTGCTAGGTATATTTAGAGGGCCAAGTATTTTTGCTTTATCTAGAGTTGCACCCTCTGGCATCTTAGCTTCTGCTTCTGCGACAGCAGCATATATCTGTGTGACATCATATGTCTGAGCCATAGATATAAACTCTGCAGGTGTAATGTTATACTCTTTACCAAACGCATTCATCATTTCTACAGCAGCATCTGCTTCCGCTTTAGACTTAGCGTACTTAGGAGCTAATCTTTTAGCTGATTCTAATGATTCATCAAATAGTACATCAAATCTATCTTGTCTTTTTTCTACTCCCTCAGTTAAGCCAGTAGCAAAACCATCAAGTAAACCTGCAGCAAATGCACCTCTAATAGCCATTACATATTCTCCTTAGACATAAGACCTTTTGGCTCAGTAGGCATAGCCTCTGCTTCAGGCTCTTCAGTTTTCATCAACTCTTCTTGTGCTTGTTCTGTTATTCTATCGCCCTCGTCCATAGTGTTAGGCTTTACTTTTTCTGTTAAGTTTCTAATCTTAGCTTCTAACACAGTAGCTTTACGTTGTCTTTCTGCTTCATTATCAGTATCTAAATCATTCATTGACATCATGTAGTCTATGCCTGTTACCTCTGCTAAAGATTTAATATGATCTTCTACAAAAGGTTTTATAATAAGCTTTACATCTAGAGAATGCTCACCATCCATGACAGCTACTGTAAGCATAGAGCTTGCTACAACTGACACAGGTATTCCTATCTCTAACATTTCTAATATATTATCTACAGTACTCTCGTCTGTAAGTTGCTTCATATGAAACTCTAATGCGTCCATAGGTTCTGTTATTCTTGCAGGGTATTCCCAAGGCACGTTCTTAGGTTCTGACGTTAAGGACTGTCCTGGTATTGGTGCTTCTAGTGGGTGAACCATTTTATTATTTCCTATTTAGTAAATCCAGCGCCAAAGTATAGTCCTACTATGGCTGATACAATGTGTGTGTCTAGTGGTGTGATCACAAAACCTTGTGCCATCTTCCACTGTATAGCTTCATCTGGTCCAAACAACCAACTCATAAAACCACCAGTAGCCTCAGTGTATCCTACATATACGCTTACTTCAGGATACCATACAGCGACTAGCTTTGGCAATACAATTATTGAGAACACAGCAGACAAAGCTATAAGCCTACGTGTCCATGCAAAGTGTGAGTCATTCTTACCTGCGTCACGAGCATCCTTAACTGCAGACTTCCTGAAGTTAGCACGTTCCATTAGCATGTCATTCTGTGCTTGTTTAGCTTTTATTGACTGCCCCCATATAGACATGACCCCACCTAGTACAGTGGAGAAAAGCATGGTGATTAGTTCTAGTGGTAATCCAAACATTAGTTATTATCCTCTGTTTCAGGAGAAACATTTTCATTTACCATTCTAACTAAGTCTAGATCTGATATTTCTTCAGGTGCATTTATGTTTCTAGGAGATCTTTGCAACCATGCCCTCATAGCATCTCTACTGTTTGTTCCTATAATACCGTCTACGCTAGTTCCCACGACTCGTTGTGCTGCATATTCATTATTTAATTGCATGTCACTAGCTAACGTTTCATTTCCTGATGTTTGTAAATCTTGAATAACTGCATTCCATCTACTTATTGCTTCAGTAGCACCACCACCGTGACCTATTATATTAGCCATTTTTCCAGCACTTAAATCTCCTTGATCTAGATTCTTATCTTTTAGAAAAGCTAAAGAAACTGCAATCATAACATCAGGACGATTTTGCATGTAATCAGGGTTGCTTACTAGATCAACACCTATCATATCTCCATATCTTTTATAGTTATCTTTTCCTGTTAATTGTATTATTCCTCTTCCTCTATATTTACTTCCATCTCCAGATTGTGTATTTCCTAATTTATAACCTCTTTCACGGTATTGATCGTCATAAATCACATCAAAGATCATCATGTCTTTCTTTTCTCTATCTCCATTCATATACTCATCCGTGGCTTCCATAGCCTGTAAAGCTAGTCTTCTATCTTCTCTATTTGTTGGGTTAACTTTGGTATTAAGTGCATCACCACTCAAGTTGCCATACCCTAACTCAGCTAACTTTCCACCACTTTCACGATCCATAATAATCTTAAAGGCAGCTTCTATTTCTGGATCATCACCAAATACATCTGTTGCAACGCTATTTAATACCTCCATTGCTTCTGTTCTTTCAGATTCAGTAAACATAGGAACGTGAGGTGTTCTGGTATCTGTGTACTCTTGATTCTCTGCAAACGTGCTAGTAGCCTTAAAAGCATCAAACAAATCTGTAGTTATACCAATACTTTCTAAGTATTGTTTTGATGCCAATCCACCCATGTCAGATAAAGCTGTGCGTTCTTGCGCTGTAAGAGGCCTACTCATTAGCCCACCTGTAGGTGCATCATCTAAGTTAGGCTGATTGTCTTGGGCTTCCCCAGCATCATCAATAGCACTACTAGCAATATCAGCAATCTCTGCATCTGTAAGCGCCTCCTCTGTTTGCTTATCTGTTTCATCAAATGTTTCAGTTGGTATCTCAAGTAGATCAGGATCTCTTAGCATTGGGTCAACAAACTTTTCTACTTCTTGTTCTACACCTGCTTCAGTTAACATTGGAGAAAGAGGACCACCTATGAAAGGATTAGGCTTAGACTTTAGTTGAGTATTCTTTATATTATCTATATAATCAAAAGCCTTTTTATTTATATCTGCAAGCTGCTCTTCTAAAGTTTCTTTAGCTTCCGCAACCTTCTGTGTATTAAGCATCAGAAACCTGTCAAGAAAATCTAAGGCATTTTCAGCATCTTGATTTTCTAAGGGTTCTACAGTTATCTGCTCTTCCATTAAACCACTAACAGAATCAGCTTCTTCATCTCCTAGTCTTTCTTTTCTCCTAGCCCTAAGATACTCCCTTATCTCTTCTGGAGTTCGCGTATCTCTGTTATTCATTTTATCAAACATAATTATACCCTTAACTAGCCGCTGCTGCTATGGCTGCTGCTTGGTTTGGAAACAATGCAGCCATTAAATAGTTACCACCTATACTTAATAATTTACCAAAGGCGCTACCTTTAGCTTGATCAACCTGAGCCTGAGCTTGCATCTCCGCGATCAAAATGCTTTTTTGTCTATCAAGAGAACTTTCAGCGGATCTCCATGCGTAATCCATTATATCCCTATCCCGTTGCCATATTGTATCTAGTGCTGCTTGAGATATATTATTTACTTGTTTAGCATACTCCATGTTTGAAGCGTTAATTGCTGCTGTGTTCATGGTCTGAACAGATTGTCTCCACTGAGCGTTAGCTTGTGCCACAGTTAAATAGTTCTGTGCATTAAACATTTCACGAGCAGACTGTAGATCAGCGTTAAACTCTAGCAAAGCATTAGCTTCATTTACATTAAACTGTTGCATAGCGTTAGCTTGAGAAGCATTAAACTGATTTGTTTGAGATGCTAGGTTATTAAAAAACTGTTGTGTTTGGTTTTCACTTGTAGCGTTAAATTGCTCTGCTGCATTTTCTGCTGCTTGATCTGTAAACAAAGCTTGTACATTCTGTTGAGATTTAAACATAGCAGCTTGTTGTAGGTTAGAAAGGTTAGACATATCCATCTGTAAGAAGTTCTGTGCATTCTGTACTTCAGCCTGTTGTCTATTGTTTAGATTAGCCATATCTAGATTAGCTAGTGCAGCAGCTTCTGCCATAACTACAGCTTGATTATTAGATAGGTTACCTAGTTCCATAGTATTTGCAGCACGAGAATCTTCTAGAGCTATCTGTTGATCAGCAGTGAAGTTCATATTAGCTATGTCTGCAATCTTTGCTGCGTTTTGCACACGAGCTTGGAATGCTTGATCAAACTCTTGACCTATAAATGTAGCACGTTGTTGTGCTGCAAGCATAGCTCTTTGTTGTCTGTTTGATAAGTTCTGTGCTTCAAACTGTGCCATAGTCTGAGCATCCATTTGTGCAATAGGTAATGCAGACTCCATTGCAGCTTGTATGACAGCTTGACCTGCTAGACTAGACGCACCTAAACCACGAGCAGAGAGTGTAGCCATTGCGGTACGCATAGATCCAGCAGCCCAAGCAGGTGTCTCACCACCCTCAAAGTCAGCCATTAGTTTTTCTAGCTGACCTGCAACTGTTGCTTGTTTACTTGGTGTAGCTTCTGCGTGTTGTACTGCTTCAGAAAATGCAGCAGCAGTGTGGGCATTAGCAGCACCAGATATTATTTCGCTTACACCTGTAACAGGATCAGTTTGTATCTGTCTTCCTTCAGGTCCATTTATTTTTATAAAAGTACCTTGTGCAGCTTTAACGTCATCAAGAGATGATTCATCCTGTGTCTGTGCGGTTATTGTTTTTGTAGGATCGCCTGTTACACCTGTTAATTTAGCTGTCTCTGTTTTTACATCTCCTACAGCAGTTTGTGCAGTCATAGAACCTGCAGGTGTAGTTGTTTTAGTTACTGGGTCTGCCTGTAATACTTGACCTACTTGTGCAGGAGTAGTTACAATAGGAGCTACAGGTATAGCTTGACCTGCAGTAGACTCTACAACACTACCTGCTATTTGCTCTGGCTGCATCGTAGCTACAGGTGTTGCTGCTACATTTCCTGCCTGATTAAGATAAGCATTTAGTAGCATGTTTTGTTGTCCTGCCACTAGAGCATCTGCCATTTCCGACGTTGGCTGACCTACAGTGGTTGTACCTATAGTTACAGGCGCTGCTCCGCTATACTGTAAACCTCCCACGCCCCCTCCTGGCGCATACCCTCTAACTGCACCACCTTTATTATACTGACCTAACATATCAAGCAATTTGTTAGTTCCACCCAGCATCCCTGCTTTTAGTTGAGCTATTCCTGCTCCTCCAGACTGAGCAGCATCCTGAGAAGCTTGAGCAGAATCTTGCTGAGGAACTTGAGGGGTTTGTATTGGTGTAGTTTGATCAGTTACCTCAACATATCCAGGTGGTATATACTGTTGAGGTACTCCTCCTATAAAGGTGATGTACATTGACATACCTTGAGCGTTACGAAATAAACGTGTTTCAATCTGACCTGGCGCAGTGCCACCCTGCTGTATTTTTTCGTACATAGTCTGAGGTTGATAATAAGCTTGTTGTGCATCTGCCCTGTCTACAAACTGTCCTACTTGATTTGTGAATAAGTTTTGATAACCTGGCACATTCATAGCTTGAGTACCTGAAGTAGGTGTTATATTTGCTGGACCTGCTGCAGGTACAAACTCTCTGTAAGAATCTGGTACATTAGCAGCAGGAGTAACATACCCACCTACAGGGGGTGTTACATCAGCATAACCTGGCATTATACCAGCACCTGACGTGGTAGAAAAGTTAGTTCCCTCTTTTAGTGGTGGCTTCTTCTTTTTATCAAATTGAGACATAGCCCATTGTAAAGAGTTTTGTAATATAGGTTTACCACCACGAAAACCTTGAGATCTTAATTCTGTTTCTTCATAAGTTTCACCTAGCTTTGAATCATAGTTAGAAAGGTTTTCTAGGTTTGCAATCGTAGGTACGTTATTCTGTTGTACATGGTTATTTATAAGTTCCTGATTAGCAATATTATCATTAACCATAAATTTATATTCAAAGCCGTCTGGATTATCTTCTGTTATTGTAGAGGGGTCAATTTTACCTGCGTACTTTTCTAGGTTTTCTGGAGTGCTCTCTAAGTATCCAAATTCATTAACAGCAGTTTGCACAGCAGAATGATGTGCAGCTAATCCTTCATCTTTAGGAGCCTGTGTTAAACTTTGATTATTATAAAATGTAGCGGATTGACCTTGGAGATAACCAAAATCACGTAAGAAAGTACCTGCAGGGTCCATTCCAAACTCATCAAATGTGGTATTTGGATCAATGCCTACCGCTATTTTTGCAGCATTCATTACATCCTCTGATACACCCGTAGTCTGAGCAGCATAAACAGTATCTGCAAGAGCTATAACGTCAGCTTCTGTATACTCTACACCATTATTTGTCATCGTCATGTTTTGTTCCTTACTTACCCATTGTCATCCATACCGCACCTGCAATAAATGTCAGGACTCCAACGGTAGCTAATTTTACTACAGTAGACCATATTGATCTACGTGTATCTCTCCATGCTTCTATCAAGTTACGCATTTCTAGTATATCTTTTTGTGCATCGTCATCAAGCAGACCAATAGAACGTAGTGCCTCTTTAGCACCTCGCCTAGCTGCGTTGTCCAACATCTCTTCTAATTCTTCTGGGGTTAGCTTAATGTCGCTCATAGTTAAACTTATAAATCCTTATTTGTCAAGGTTTTGTAGGCCAATCAGAGTCTTCTAAGTTAGGCCAGTTTTCATGCGTTGGCAAATCCCGTAAAGACTGTCTATAGGTTTTCATTTCATCAGTCATGGTTACGTCTGTTAGACCATAGATGTCTGTATCTGATAACAATCCGTTTCTAATACCTCTTTGAGTAATTGCATGATCAGAGTCATAAGTAGCTATTTCTTCTGTTGTCCTATCAACAATAGTCCAATCTACAGTCCATGTACCATCTACTAAAGAAGGTTCTGTATCTTGAATAATCTTTTTAGTTCTTATATCGTGACTAGGTTCTGCTACGTAGTTTACAGGATAAACTCCATAACTTTCAGCTAACTCATCACTAATATTTAAAGGGAAAGAAGTATCTGGATTTTCTGCTTTTAAACTAGCTTTACTATAGGGATACTTTTCTATTTTACCATCTTTTATTTTTACACATAAAACCATTATTTTTTCCTTTAAGAATCGTATTCTTTAACTACGTTAGGGTTTCCTGATATTGCAGACATATCGGCTGACGTGCCATGAGTAGCAGGATTAAAAGTGTCACCATTAGAATAACTAGCACTGTTAAAATTATAAGTACCAGCACCACTAATACTAACACTAGCATTACTATCTATTGAAAAAGTGCCGCCACTGTTATTAATAGTAAAAGTACCTGTTACTGAACCATCTCTAGGATATTTAATGTAACCTTGTTGCATACATATATAAATATGCCCGTCTGCTTTTGGGTCAACTTGAATCATTCCTGCTCTTGTATCTGAATTTTGAATCCTAAAATTCCTAGTCCATTGATGTGTTCCTGAATTATTATAATGAATTACAGTTGTCATCCAATGACCACTAGTATTTTCAGTGGTAAAGGAATGAAAATAATGCTCATCTGTAGCACTACCACTGGGACTACGATCAGCAGCAGCACCGCCAGAAATTTGACCAAATCTATTTACGTAAGAAGAGTTTTTAGTATAAGACTTAAAAAAATTATTGGTAGTAAAGTTAGAGCCATAAACACCAAATTTTAAAGAAGAATCACTGGTTAGTATGTGTAGAGCCTGAGTCTGATTTTGACCACACATTAATGGCCTCATACTTTCATCGCTTAACCATTTAGATTTATTAAAATGCTCACCTGCTCCATTTAGATACCCTGCAATGGTACGGCCTTTAGATGCACCCACCCAATAACAACCTTGATTATTATTTTGTTGAGCACCACCTATACAAAGACCTCTTGCATAAGCACTAGAAGATCCTTGACTTTGTATTTCTCTAGCTTCCCCTTCTGTGTAACTACTATTACCAGGAGTAAATTGCATAATAGCAACTTTGTTAGTGTGGACTAACCCTCCGATTACCCATAAATCATCTTGATCGTCAATACCTAAAAACCTTGCTTCGTGTGTTACAATGTTTCTAAATCCAGGGCTACTATAGCTAGGATGTCTTATACCTCTACTATAATTTGTTGAGCCATCTGAAGTATCTATACACGCTAAATGAAAACCACTAGTAGTATCTTTAGTTAAAACATGTAACCTGTCTTGAGAGTCTATTACTAAACCATGAGCAGACTCACTACTGCTCGTTCCATAACTATGCCCTACATCCCATAAAAGATTTCCATCAGAATCATGTGCAGCTAGTCCATTAGCACCAGAACTACTGCTTGTAATATCCCATAAAGAATACACATTATAGTTACTGTCTACAGCCACATTTGTGCATTTTTCTGCATCTCCCCAAATGCCAGATGACCCTGATAAATTTACATAAAATAAACTACCTGGACCTCCTCCACCTGCACCACCTGCAGCAGCAGAAATAATTGTGCTGTTATAACTCATCCTACTGCATCTCCTGCACGAAAACCATACCAGTTGCTGCCACCATCATGTGAAATAAAAGCAAAAACATCAGTCTCTCCTGAAGCAGGTGCATCTGGTGCGCTACCTCCAGGCCAATCTACTGTGTTAGGCCACGTTAAACTGTGTGTGCCTCCTGCAGTAACCTTTAACACAAAGCCATGAACGTCATTAGTTGTTAATTGAATATTACCATAATTAAATACAAACGTAGTGTTTTGATTTGTGGTTAATGTAAAAAAGTTTCCTGTAGCTAAATCTAAAGTTACAGATGAACCTGCAGATAATGCAACCACAGTCTCTAAGTAAACTTTAGCTTGGACTTCTTCACTAAGTTTTATATTACCATTAGCATCAGCACTAACAGCTTTACTTGCTGCACTTGTACCTAACGTAGCAATATCTACATAGTTAAGTTCTGCTGCAGTTGCTGTTACACCGTCTAAAATATTTAATTCAGCAGCAGTTGAAGTAACACCATCGAGTATGTTAAGCTCCGCTGCAGTAGAGGTAACACCGTCAAGTATGTTAAGTTCTGCTGCAGTAGAGGTAACACCGTCAAGTATGTTAAGTTCTGCTGCAGTTGAAGTAATTGCTACTCCACCTATTTGTAATGCAGTACTAGCATTAATTGTTGGTGCAGCTAAAGTTCCAGTAAATGTTGGTCCTGCAATAGCAGCTTTTGTATCTATCTGAGTTTGTATCGCAGATGTTACACCGTCTACGTGATTTAGTTCAGCAGTTGTAGCTGTTACTCCATCTAATATATTTAACTCTGCTGTAGTGGATGTTACACCATCTAGTATGTTAAGTTCTGTTGCTGTAGCAGTAACGCCATCTAGTATATTTAACTCTGCTGCTGTAGAAGTTACGCCATCTAGAATGTTAAGTTCTGCTGCAGTTGCTGTTACACCATCAAGTATATTTAACTCTGCTGCAGTTGAAGTGACAGCAGTTCCGTTAATAGATAAACCATCTGCTTCTAGTGTACCATCAATATCAGCATCACCTGATATGTCTAACGTAGCAGCATCTAACTCTCCTGTAAGAGTTACATTTCTAAAGCTAGAAACGTCTTTATTGCTATCCGCAACTACAGCTTTTGAAGCTGTTATAGTTCCTGCAGTAACACCGTCTAATACATCAAGCTCAGTGTCACTAACACCTGTTGAAATATAGTCGGCTAAGTCTCTTGCTCTAGTCATCTATCCTATCCCTTTTCTTCCTCTGCTAGTTTTGCAGAGAGTAAATTTATAAACGCATCTCTTCCAACTCTTAGTTGGTCTATATTAAATTGTGCTGTATTTAATTTTCTACCTAAGTCAGCAATATGGTTTACCATTGTTTGCTGTTCTGGAGTCATATCCTCTACGATATACTCTTTGTCGTTGATAGTAATTGGGGTCTTTTTATCTTTTCCCATTGTACCATTCTCCTTTATGTTATGGTTTTATTTTATCCTACTCATATATCTAATTTATTAGGTGTTACACTTGGTGAACTTGTAGACCAATTAGATTGACTTTCTGGTGATGTGGTAGCAGAGTAGAAGTCTTTATCTTCAGCGTCTACATCTGCAGCACTATTACCTCCAATAGTAAAATTTACGCTATTAAGAGTGTAGTCACCATAAATGTCTGAACCATCTTTTATAGGAAGTTTAAGAATGTAGTTTTTACCGTTAGCTTTTGCGTGATGATAAACGTGAGTATCAGTTATTAAAGCTCCTGCACCTGTTAATGTTAATGACTGTTGCCAGTTTGAACTTGTGCAAGTAATACCGTAACTTTCTGAAAGTCCACCATTACTATCGGACAATAAAGAAATGTTAATGTCGTTGTTTGTTCCATTTACGTTTTTATTATCTTCGTGAATAGTAACTATACCCTGCGATGTTTTTTTAATAGCAATACCTGTCTGCGTAGACTGACCACTTATAAAGCCATTTGTGTTGTTGTCACCTTGTAACCTTATAGATTTACGCCACTGTGCTGATCCCGATGAGTTTAATTTAGTAACAAGATTATCTCTTGTATTTGGATACCCAAGTTCACAAAAACCAATTGCGTAAATGTTGCCAGAGCTATCTACGTCTAAATCGTTGCAGTAACCAATTTTATCTTGATACGCAACAGAAAGTGCAACGCTTGAAAAATCAGAACCAAACTTCATTACAGTAAATCTATCGCCTGACGTTCCCATACGATAGTTACCACCAACATAAATAGTATTAGAAAATACTTTTACGACACGATGTCTATTATCATCTACACCATGATACGCATGACCAGAGCTTACGTTCAAATTGCTTCCGTTTAATATAAATCCAGTAGGTCTTTTTCCTGACGATAGATCAAAACCAGTATTTATATAAACGTTACTACCACTAGCTGTTATACTATGATAACTACCAGTATTTTCATTTGAGTAGGAGTAATAAGCCTCCTCTTGTTCAGCTAAACTTGAATTTAATTTAATCAGCCCTATTCTTGATTGACTGCTAATATCTTGCCTAGTACATAGATAAAGATTTTCACTGCTATCAACTGCCATTGTAGGATAGTATGAATAATAAGTGCTTGAGGAAACTCTTTTGTCAGCTAAAACAGTGCCGCTTTTATCAAACTTAACAATAACTGCCCCATCTGCGCTAGTACCTGATCCCATAGCGACATACATATTTCCACTATCTGTGCCATCTGCTGAAAGAACTGGTGACCCAGCACCCCAAGCAGTGCTAGAGTTATACTCTAGTATAAATCCCCCTGCACCGCCACCCGATGCACCTAACATAAGCATCATAGCGCCTGACATTAGCTTACATTCCCTGTTACTACGCAGACAGTTCCACTTATAAATAGAATCGTACATACGCCTCTAGTTGCAAGCGTCACACTATTTTTATCAGAGTCTTCACCTGCAATGTAAGCAGTTGAGATAGATAAAGTAATAGTACGATCACCAGATGTATTGTTAAATATAGAAACTGCATCTCCTGCTGCAAAGGTGCTGTTTGGAACGGTTATTGATCCACCTGATCCAATACCTATAAAGTTTCCTACATCACCAGCAACTAAACTGTAACTAGATGTTTTATCAGAACCAGACTGAGGAATAGCTCTTATTTTACCATCACCGTCACTTACAGTGCCACTAAAAGTTGGGGATGCAGTAGGAGCTTTAGCATCTAATTGTGTTTGTATTGCAGATGTTACCCCATCAACATAGTTTAATTCTGTAGTTGTAGCAGTAACGCCATCTAGCAAATTCAATTCTGTTGCTGTAGCTGTTACTCCATCTAATATATTTAACTCTGCTGTAGTGGATGTTACACCGTCAAGTATATTTAGTTCGGTAGCAGTTGCTGTTACACCATCTAAAATATTTAATTCTGCTGCAGTTGAGGTAACACCATCAAGTATATTTAACTCTGCTGTTGTAGATGTAACACCATCAAGAATATTAAGCTCTGCTGCTGTAGATGTAACCCCATCTAAAATGTTTAACTCAGCTACTGTAGATGTTAGTGTACTAAAGTCTTTTCCGCTATATACAGTTGCGCCCATAGCTGAGTGGTTGGTGCAGTAGTAGTACAAAACATCTGGTGCATCTTGCTCAAGAGTTACCTGTGTGTAAGCTCCTGCAGAACCTGGAGTACCTACTGCTGTTACACCTGTAGTAAATGCACTACCACCACCATGAGTACCGTTTGAAGTTGCACTTAGTCGTAGTGGGTGTCCTGAGTTACTGCTGTCACTTTGATCAAATCTTATAGTCACAGACTTTTGTAGTAGTGCAGTCTGCTGTTGCGCTCCATCAAGAAAGTACTTGTTAGCACCACCAACGTTTTGAACAGTAACCGCTATAGTGTGGTAAGGTTGTTTAGCGTCTATCTGAGTTTGTATTGCAGATGTTACACCATCTACATAATTTAACTCAGTAGTAGTTGCTGTTACGCCATCTAGTATGTTTAACTCTGCAGCAGTAGATGTTACACCATCTAGTATGTTAAGTTCAGCAGCAGTTGAGGTAATACCTAAATTAGTAATAGCTGTAGCAGCACTAGTTAAATCAGATAAATTGTTTGACTCTAATAAGTACCTAGCATCAGCTTCTGTTTTAGTGTAATGAGTTGATAAACTAAACGTACCATAGGCTACAATGTCTACTATATCATTTACTGCAGCACCAGAGGCTAATACAATTGAAGTACCTGATGTAGCAGTAAAGTCTGTACCTGCTAGTAGTTTTACACCATTAAGATAGACATCTACAAAGCCTGAATCGTATGTAGCTGCAAAGGTAGTTTGACCTGCAGTAGCTGTATAAGTGTTACGATTTGAGGTTCCATTGACTGAGCTACCTGCATTTTGAAATCCACCAGAACCAAAAACCTGCATAGAATTTGTGCTAGTATTAAAGTACAAAGTTCCAACAACTAAAGAATCCCCATCGTTGTCTGTAGAGGGCGCTGAAGATTTAGCACCAAGAAACCTGTCATCAAATAAATCAAAACTGGCGGCTGCAGATGTTGCGCTAGAAGCTGCTGCTGTTGCACTACTTGCGGCTGCAGTGGCACTTGAGGCACTAGCAGTTGCAGAACTAGCAGCAGCAGATGCTGAGGTAGAAGCTGCAGTAGCTGAACCAAGTATACCATCTACGTATGTTTTCGTTGTGAGATCAGCATTAGCACTAGGCGTATAGGTAGCAGTAATCTTGTTACTACCTGCTGCTACTGCACCTGTCAGGGTTCCACCTGCTAATGGTAAAAAGGTATCTGTTGTATACTTTTTAGTTGCTGCATCTTGATCTGATGTTGGGTCACCCAAGCCTGTAATTTTAGATGTACCCATGGCAATAGCACCAGACATTGTACCACCTGCAAGCGGTAGCTTGGTAGCTATACTATTTGTAATAGTTGTAGAAAAATCTGCATCGTCACCTAGAGCAGCAGCTAGTTCGTTTAGTGTGTTTAGTGTACCTGGAGCAGAGTCAACAAGCCCAGCTACTTCTGTATCGACATAATTTTTTGTGGCAGCATCCTGTGCATTACTAGGATCTGTAACGTTAGCGATCGTTGTACCTGTAACGTCTAGTGTTCCGTTGACTGTGACATTGTTAAATGTAGATGTACCAGAACCTGCAGTTACGTTACCTGTCACATTACCAGTAATGTTTCCTGTAATGTTACCGTCTATATCCCCTGTAATATTACCTGTCAAATCTCCGACAAAACCAGAGCTTGCTGTAATAGTTGTACCTGTTATGGCTGCTGCTGTGCTGCCTCCAATAACAGCACCATCAATAGTACCACCATTAATATCAACAGTAGTTAGTGTTGCTTGACCAGATGTAGAAACAGTTGTAAAACTACCTGCTGCTGCACTAGAAGCACCAATTGTTGTACCATCAATAGCACCGCCATTAATATCTACTGTGGCATGTGTCGAGGTTCCTGAGCTTGTTAGGTCTGTAAATGTACCTGCACCTGCAGAAGAACCTCCAATAGTAACACCATCTATTGCTCCACCGTTAATATCAACAGTAGTTAATGTAGAAGTTCCTGAAGCACTTAAAGTGGTAAAGCTACCTGCTGCTGCAGTAGAACTACCAATGGTAGTATTATCCATTGCTCCTGAATTAATATCAACAGATGTAAGAGTTGCTGCTCCTGTAAAGCTAGACGTACCAGTTACAGCAAGTGTGCCGCCCATAGTAACATTACCTGTAACGCCAAGAGTACCTCCTACCGTAGCATTACTTGATGCTGCCATTGTAGTAAAGCTACCTGCTGCTGCACTAGAGCCACCTATTACAGCGCCATCTATTGCACCTCCATCAATATCTACAGAGTCAAAATAACCAACACCATCAATATATAAATCTTTAAATTCTAAACTAGATGTACCAAGGTCTATATCGTTATCAGTTACAGGAACAATAGCACCATCTTGAATACGTAATTGCTCTACTGCAGCAGATGATACTTCAGTAAAAAAACCTATGCGGTTATTACTAGTGTCTATTACAACTTTGTTTAACGCATCTGTATCAGCTATTAGTGGTACATACGCACCTTCAGTAGAACTACCGTCATGTTTATGCCCACTTGCAAAAGCAAATGCATCTCTTATTGCATTATATTCTGCGTTTACTGGTGCAGCTTTAATAACCGCATTAGCGATAATATCTGCTGCTGATTGTCTTGAATAACCTGCCATGTTACAACCTGTCTCCTACTCCAAATGTAATCACTAAACCTTGAATACTGTGTGATGCATCTGAGTCATTAGTTACGTATCTGAAAGATGCTGATTTACCTGATCCTGATATGTTAGTTCTTTGTACTGGTGATGGATTACCATCAAATATTGCGGTGCTATTGTATATAGCTTCATTATAGTAAGCAGCCGCACCTGCTGTTGATAACGTAAAGTTAGTTGGGTTAAGTGTAGCTACATCTTCATAATCATAAACAGCAGACATAGCTATTTCATTATCCCCTTCAGAACGTAAATATGTAGCCACAGTGTAAAAAATCTTGCGTTGCTCTGGGTCTTGCATATAGTAAAAAGGGGTTTGAAATATACTTAATATATTTTCTCCATCAAAATCATTACCTTGTTCTTGTCTATGGACTTTACCTGAGCTATCACCATGTAATACAAACTCATCTTGTCCTATGTAGCCGCTATCAGAACAGGTAGCTCTTATACCTAGCATCTGACTGTATTCAAATTGTAAACCGTTAGGTGTTTGTCTGAAGCCTCCTATAATACCTTGAGAATCAGAGGCAGCAAAGAAATACCTAAACTGTGTTTTTTGTCTTATTACAACAGCGTTAAGACCTTCTAAGTCTATATTAAATACGATGTCTGTAAAGATAGACTGTACGTCTTTTGATACAGTTTCTAAATTAACGTCACCTATTTTATCTGTGCCTGAAATTGGACGTAATCCATCTTGAGACAGAAATAATAAATCGCCACCAATTTCTATAACACTATCTGTAGCTAAACATCCTAAATCATCAGTAACAGTTTCTAAAACAAAGTTAGAAATATTATTGCCAATAAGCTTACGAATGTTGTTACTGCCAAAAATATACAAAGCATCACGAAAGGTCTTTATTGCTACTACAGGAAACCCTACGTTTATTACACCAGATCCATTAGCTGTACTAAAATCTGTTTCTGCATAGGGTGCGCTGAAGTATAGGTTTGTTTCTTCGTTTGGGTCACCTGCTAAGAATAAATGATTTTGGAAAATAGCAGAGAACTTGGGATCATCAGGGGCATTAGCATGTGTTATCTGTGTATACGTGCTGCCATCATAAGTTGCTGCAGGATTTACACCATCTGTAAGAAGTACCTTTGGACTACCAAAATTATACCTACTAAATCTAACTTTAGATACGCCAGTCATTGTAGGAGATCCAGAAGTCGTTACAGCAGCCCATCCTACTTTAGCAGGTACAGAAGTTAAAGTAGTGCTAGTACTAAAGCTATCATCTGATATAGCATTACCATTTGTAAAAATAGATGTGCCTGGAACTTTACCAAAGTCTACTACTATTGTATTAGAGCTTTTAGATATAAGTGTTCCTGTTACAGTAGTTGCTGTACTAGAATCACCTGCAGTTTCTCTTTCTGATATAGTTTGACCGACAGTTAAATTAGCATCAGATGCTACCGTAAAAGTGTAATAAAAGCTCCAATGATGTAAATAGTTATTACCAGATGAAGGTGTCCTACAAGCTAATATACCTTGATTTATTCCATTAGCAACACATACACCAAGAACACTTCCTGTTCCTGTAACTGATCCAAAGTCATTTGAGAACCCACTAATTTTTCTATAGCCACCAGTAACAGCAGGTTCATAGTTAAGTAAAGTTATAGCTGAACCAGGTTGAGTTTGACCTTGAGAAAGGACATCTCTACTTGTGTTTAAGCCGCCTTGACAGAATACTTGAAACGAGGCTAGATTATCTGCCATTGTTAAATAAATCTCCCAAATGTACTTGTATTTGATCTTGTTATTACTGTGGATCTTACAATAAGGGGATCATCAACTAGAACTCTACGCATCTGCTTTATGCCAAGATCAAAGTTATTTTGATGCATAGCAGCACTTTGTTCGTTACTACGAAAGCGCATCATAAACATCATAGCGCCATCAATAACAACGTGGTTAAACCTATCAGGTATAACTGAAGTATCATTAAAGTTAGTTAAGTCACTGGGGAAAGACCAATAGATGTACTCTACTTGGTAGGCTGCATCTGGCACAGGAGTAACACCAAACTTTTCTTCTAGTGTTTGATATACATATATTGGAGCACCATCTCCATTTGTTTGGTCACCTGTATCATCAATGTTTCTGTGGTTTTGAATATAGTCATCATAACTGATTGGCTTTAATCTTACAGGGGCATTATCTTTAGAAGTTAATTTTTTAAGATAAAACGTATCCCAATCTGTGCTGGAGTAATCAGTAGGAAAACTATACTGCCTAGTACCTGCAGCAAGTGTTTGTGTTTCTGTTGTTTTTAAAAAAGGAAACTCTTGTCCTGTTTGTACAATGAGTCTAATACTATTATTAATTGCATCTTTAGCTAAAGCGTGAACATTACGTACAGTTGTAAATCCATCACCTGCAGTATCTAGACTAACCTCATTTAATCTACGTAGTAGTTCATTAACAAGTGTAATATATGTAGCCATATTGATGCCCTTTAGATGTACGTAGAGGGGCTAGTTTCCCAGCCCCCCACTTTTAAGTTATATTA